GGTCGTCATCACCCGATCCGAACTCGGCACGGTGCTCAAGCAGGACACGGAAATCATGCTGCCGGTGACGATCCGCTGGCGCGCCTTCATCTGAGGAGACTCCGATGCCCCGATACGATGTCACGTCGAATGCCAAGGGCGAGCGCGGTTTTGCCCATGCGGCCGGCTTCGCCACGATCCAGCCCGGCCAGACCCTTGACGGGCTCGACCTCACGGAGCCCCAGGTCAGGGCTCTGATGCAGACGCGCGAGTTCACGCTTTCCGCCGTCGCCGAGGCGGCGCCCTCACCGAAGCCCAAGAAGGCCTGACGCGCCATCCCAAGAGTTCCGGCCCGGCCGGATCGCATGCAGCCGCCCCATCCGGGGCGGCTGATCGTTTTCAAAGGAGGCCCCTATGAGCGAGAGCACCACGGCCGGCACCAAGGTCTATATCGGCACCACGGCATCGAACGGTCTGACTGACACCTATACCGAGATCGGCGAAGTCACGTCGATTTCGCCATATGGCAAGACCTTCAACGAGGTCACGCACACCCCGCTGGCGACCCGTGGCGTCCGCAAGCACAAGGGCAGCTTCAACGACGGCAATCTCGAGTTGGAGATGGCCGAAGTTCCTGATGATGCTGGACAGATCGCGCTAGAGGCTGCACTCGAAACGGACTTCGACTACAACTTCAAGATCGAGCAGAACGACGAGGTGGCCCCCGTCTCGGCGACCGTGACAATCTCCATCGCCACCCCTGGCGTGATCACCGACACCGCTCACGGTCTGGCGGTCAACACGCCGATCAGGTTCAGCACCACCGGCGCGCTGCCGACCGGGCTGGTCGCCGGCACGACCTACTATGTCAAGACCGTTTCGGACGTGAACAGCTACACTGTCTCTGCAACGGTTGGCGGCACGGCTATCGGGACGACAGGGACTCAGTCTGGGACTCACACCCGCACCACCGTGCCGGCGCCGACGACAAAGTATCTCAAGGGCAAGGTGATGTCCTTTGCAACTGCTGCGGCCACTGTTGATGCGGTGCAGGGCCGGACCTGCACGATCGGCATCAAGTCTGGCTCCATTTCAACTGTAAAGCGCATCCCGCTGAGCTGAGGTGAGGCATGAGCGAGGTCGAAATCACTCTGGCTGGGCGCCCGGTGGTGCTTCGCTGCACACTTGGCGCCCTCAAGGCGCTGGACGCCGCGCCGGGCGGGCTGAGTGAGGTCATCAGCGGCCTGACCAGCTACAGATTCGCGTCCTATTGCGCCGTCGTTGCGGCGGGGACGGGTCGGCGCCCTTCCGAGGTCGAGGAGGACATCTACAAGACCGGCATGCCGGCGCTCGTGGGAGACCTCGCAGAGTTCGTCGGCATGCTTGTCAACGGTGGTGTGAAACCGGGTGACGAACAGAAGGAACCCCCCTCGGGAAACGGATGAGCCATGCCGAGTTTGCGGCATGGCTCATGAAGATCGCCATGGGCTGGCTCGGCTGGTCAGAGCGCCAGGCGCTGGACACCACGATCCCGGCGATCCTCACAGCCTATGAAGGCCGGATGGACATGCTGAAAGCCATCTTCGGTTCCGGCGAGGACGACAAGGGGAAGCCGGAGCGGAAGCGCTACAGCACCAAGGATCCCGAAGCGATGAAGAAGCTGTTCGAGGATCTAGGTTAGGGTAGCGTCAGGCGTCGCGTCAACGCGGGACCCGGATGTCCATCCCAACGACCGTCGGCGGCTTCGACCACTCATAGAAGCAGGTCGCCGTGTAGGTGATCCGACGGCCAACGGCCTCCACATCGTACTCCAGCCAGAAGACAAGCGTGTCCGGCTTCGGCGGGCTAACGTCAGGGCCGACGCGGCTTCCTCGGGCGGCAGACACATGAAGCCCCGGCGACTTCGGCAATGCCTCGGATCCACTGATCAGACAAGCCGTTTCGGCGGCGCTCAGTTCGTTTGATGTTGGCTCCGCAGCCACCGCCGCGACCGTCATCGCCACCAGTCCGATCACCCACCGCATTCCAACCTCCCGCTGTCGCAAGGCACCGGGAGAATAGGTCGTGCCCGAAGGAGCTGCAATGGACAGCGTTGCCACCCTCGGCATCAAGGTCGTCAGCCTTGAGGTCGAGCGCGCCAAGCGTCACCTGGACCAGTTCTCGGCCGCCGGAAAGCGCGCCGAGGATGCGGCCGGAGGCCTCACGGAGAAGATGGACCGCGCCAACGAGGCAGCGCGCGGGCTCTCCACGACGATGCGTCTCGCCGCCGGGGCCGCCGTGCTCGGCGTGACGATAGCGGCCTTCAAGAAGCTGACCGACACGATCCGTGAATACTCCGAGATCGCCAAGCGCGCCCGCGACCTTGAGATTGGGACGACGGGGCTTCAGGCGTTCGAGCGTCAGTTCGAGCGGATGCAGATGAAGGCCGAGGATGCCCGGAAGGCTCTGGAAACCTTCCGCGATGCGGCCCGTGACAGCTTCGATAGCGCGAAGTTCGAGATCCAGGCATCCGATCTTCGCAAAAAGATGGACGAGTTATTCCTCGACCGGTTCACCACGGCCGGACAGGGCCGGCAGGACTTCCTCAATGCCACGACGAACGAAGAGCGTATCCGCGCGGTTCAGAAGGCCATTCAGGAACTTTTCGCCGAAGGTGAGAAGCTGGCGGCCTTCGATCTGGCGCAGACGGCATTCGGGCAGTCAGGCCGGCGCATCGCCGAGGAGATCGAGAAGGGCAAGTTCGCGGTCGATCAGTTGGCGCAGACCGGCCTCGCCGATGGGTCGATCATCTCGCCCGAGATCATCGCCCGTGCTGCCGAGTTCACGCGCCGCCTTGAAGAAGCCGGCCGTGAAGCGTCCACTGGCATCGCGCCGATCCTCCGAGACATCGTCGGCCTTGGCACGGAGCTCTATGGCGTCGGTGTCAAACTGGCTGAAGGGCTGGCTCTCGCTGTCAAAGCAGCGGGGGATGCCTACAACGCTGTCAAGCGGCTTGCAGACCTCGGCCCGAACGCCATGCGCGCCGCGCAGATTGCGACCCTTGATGCGCAAATCACCGCCGCCGAGACGAGATTGGCGCGGGACGTCGGGCGAACACCTCAGCAGCAGGCCGGCGACCGCAGGCAACTGGAAGACCTTCGCGCCCAGCGCCGCGCCATCCAGGGCCAGCAGATGCTCGCGGACGATGCCGTTCCGGCAGTTCCGTTCAACTGGAACCCTCAGCCTGCCAGCGCCCCGCTTCCTACGCCCCGCCCTGGCAACATAGACAGCCAGTCCCGTGGCGGCGGCTCCGGCTCCGACACCGAATCCTCCTTCGAGCGCGCCCTTCGTCAGATGGAGGAGCGCAACGCGCTGGCTCGCAAAGAGGTCGAGACCATCGGCCTTGGCACGCGGGCACGCGAGGAAGCCCTTGCGCTGGAGCGCGCGATCAACGTCGCCAAACGCGACGGCGAGGAACTGACAGAAGAGCAAATCGCCAAACTCCGCGAACGGGCAGCGGCATACGGCCAGATCATGGAAGCCGCCGAAAAGGCGAGGGATGCAATGCGCCGCGCCGACGAACTGAACGGGGCGGCTCGCGATGCGTTCAAGGGGTTCTTCTCCGACCTCCGGCAGGGAAAATCGGTGCTGGAAGCCCTGACCAACGCCCTTGACCGGTTCGCGTCCAAGCTCATGGACATGGCACTCGATAACATCTTCGACAGCCTGTTCGGAAAGCGTGGCCAGCCGGGTGCGTTCAACCTCATGGACCTGTTCAAGGTCTTCTTGCCGGGCTTCTCGTCCGGTGGCTACACCGGCCCCGGCGGAAAGTATGAGCCTGCCGGCATCGTCCACAAGGGCGAGTATGTCCTGCCAAAGAGCTTTGTGGACCGGGTGGGTGTCGGATATCTCGACATGATCTCCAAGGGCATCGCTAAGCCCGCAGCGCCGTCGTTCGGCGGCGGGTCGGTGATGCGGCCGCAGGTCAGCGTGAACGTGGTCAACAACAGCCAGGCCCGCGTCAACACGCAGACCGACAGCCAGGGCAACGTGACCTTCACGATTGACGATGTGAAGGACGCCGTGGCCTCCGGCATGGCGAAAGACATCAGCGCCCGGCGCGGCCCAATGGCTGGCGCCATCGGCTCAACCTTTGGCATTCCGCAGACCGGGGGCCTGATCGGATGAGCCTCGCCGCCTTCCCCTTCACCCCCTTCTATCTTGAGGGCGGGTTCGCCCAGGAGCAGCGGTTCACGCCGGCCTCGACGGAGATGGACGACGGCCCGGTCGGCGCTCGACGCTGGTCGCGCATCCGTGCCAGGCGGGAAACTTTTCAGTGGCTCTGCACCGCCGCGGAGAAGGACAGTTTCGAAACCTTCTTCGACACGACACTGATCGACGGAACTCTGCGCTTCACGCTCGCCACGCCGAATAGCGACGGAACCACCACGAGCCGAGTGTGCCATTTTGAGGGCCAGCGCCCACGCATAACCCCTGCTGGTGGTGGTGACTGGATCATCGCTGGCCAGATGACGGTCTATCCCTGATGACTGACTTCCTAACTGCCAGGCTCCGCCAGCGCTATGCGGTGGCGGAGGGTGACGCCCCGTGGGTGACGGTCGAGCTGTATCACCCGACATTCGATGACGGGGCCCTGCGCTTCGTCACAGGCCGCGATTATGGTGCCCCGCTCATCGCGACGCTTGAGGCCGACGCACCGCGCGACGCAGGGCAGCAAGTGCAATTTGAGCCGATGGCTTTTGACATGATCCCGCCGGGCATGGACGGGAGCGGCCCGACACCGGCACGCGTCCGCATGGACAACGTCTCCGGCGAACTCCTGCGCATCATGCGCGAGACGATCACGACCAACGAGCCTGTCGAGATCATCTACCGCGAGTTCGACCCGGACGATTTGAGCGAGCCGGGTGCCGTGGTCCGCAACCTGTTCCTGCGATCCGTCACGATCACCGGCACGACGGCGACGGCGGAGATCGGCGGGCGCGAAATCCAGATGCAGGCAGTTAGTCGCGAGGTCTACGACCGCACTCGCTTCCCGGCCCTGTTTGCGCAATGAGCCTCGAAGATTTTCTCAATTCGATCAACGGTCAGCCCTACAGCGAGGATCGCCACTGCTGGGCGCTTGTCGTTGAAATCCAGTCGCGTTTCTTCGGGCGCGATCTGCCGATGTCCGATTACGTGCGTTCACCACGCGCCCGACATATGGCCGTCCACCAGTCCCCGGCCAAGGCGCTATGGGCGCAGTCGCTTCATCCAGCCCACGGCGCGGTCGTTCTGATGTCCACGCGCGCGACCAGCCGCGTGGATTGCCATGCCGGCGTGTGCCTGCTGATGCCCCATCCGGTCATCGTCCATACCGATCGCCACTTTGGCGTGTCGATCGAGGACGAGCCTGTCATCCGCGCACGCGGCTGGCATCCGACCTACTGGATCCCCGCATGACCGAAATCCGTTTCGTCAACGTCAACCAGGTCGAGATTGCGCCGCGCGTGCGCACGCGCAAGCGCCGGCTTGATCTGATCGCTAAGGCCTATACCACCCGATACGGCGGCGATCTGGCGCTGGTGTCGGTGCATCGGCCCGGCGACATCATGGCCCCGACAAGAGACAGCATCTACTTCCCGTCGATCCCGGAGGATGCAGAGCCGCATGAGGTCGAGGCCATTGCCGCGCGGCTCTACAGCGCGCGACGGGTCGAAAGGGGCGAGATCGTCCTGATCACGGCGATGCCGGCAGGCGGGGGGCGCAACACCGGTGCCAAGATCGGGCTGACGGTCGCAACGCTTGCGCTGGCTGCATTTGCCTTCTGGGCCGGCCCTGCGGCTGCTGGCGCGCTGACGGCCAGTGGCACCATTTCGGCGGCCAATGCGGGGCTGGCCGGAAAGCTCATCACAGCCGGCATCATCGTCGGTGGCGGGGCCATCCTGTCTGCGGTTGCGCGGTCGGGCCAGAAAGACAGCAAGATCTACGGGGTCAGCGGCGGCGGCAATCTGCCGCGACCAAACGACCGCATCCCATTCGGCTATGGGCGATACTGGAACCCGGCCGATCTTGCACAGCCGGACTACTACCAGTTCCGCAACGAGACCGAGACGACGCTGTTCAAGCGGGTTGTTCTTGGCGCGGGGAAATACAAGCTCACGAGCATCCGTGTCGGCAACACGACATTCTGGACTGGCGACCTGATGCCCAATACAGGCATCACCACATCCGGCATCACGGCGACGTTTCCGGGATGCCGGTTTGAGTTGCTCTACGGCCAGGCATCGACCTTGGTCCCGTCCAGCGTCATTACAAGCCCGAACGTCACTGGCCAGACAATCCCACTCTCGACTGATGTCAACCCGATCCTTGGGCCGTTTGCAGTCAACCCGGTCGGGACCACGATCAATCGTATTCAGGTCGATTTCTCGACACCCTCCGGCTACTCGCGCAATGCGCATGAGACGACCCGCGATCTGTGGTTCGAGTATGCGCCGATCGACAATGCCGGGAACCCGACGGCGGCATGGCAGACGCTCTACCGCAACAACAGGCCCCTTTTCACGACAAAGGCCCTGCGTTGGTCGGAGTTCCTGACTGTCCCGCCCGGCCGCTATGCCGTCCGCGCCCGTAACAACCGCGCGAAGATCGACGACAACGACAACGTTGACATTTCATGGGATGCGCTGCGCGGCTACACGCCCGATACCATTGTCCGCGAGGGCATCACCGAGGTGGCGATGGAGATCAGGTCGTCAAAAGACCTTGGCGTGACATCGTTTTCCGACGTGCAGTTCGAACAGGAGCGGGTCGGGCCTGTATTCAACGGCTCCGGCTTTGTCGAGGGGCCGATCCGCAAGTGCGTTGATGCCTATGCCGATCTGCTGCGCAATACGCGGTTCGGCGGCGCGGTGCCTGATGCCCTGATCGATTATGGTCGCATTCTGGCCTATCGGACGGCCGTCACCGAGTTTGATACCTTCGACGGGCAGATCAGGGGACCGACATCCCTCTTGGACGCGGCGAGGACGATCCTCGTTGCCATGCGGGCGGAGCCCGTGCCGGTTGGCGCGGGCTTTTCTTTTGTCCGCGATGAGCCCAAGGCCGTCAGACGCCATACCTTCACGCGCCGGCAGATCGTGCGTGGGTCGTTGTCCATTGATTACGATGTCGAGGCGGACAACGGCGCGGCACACGTCGAGGTCATCTACAACAAGGAGGCCGATCCAAAGCGGCCTGACAGTGCCGAGGCGTATTATGGCGTGCCTTCCGTGTTCGGCCCTCGTCGTGTCGAGGTGCAGGGCATTTCGAGCTATGAGCACGCGATTGCCCATGCGCGCTGGATGGCGGCGAGCGGTTTCTACCGACGCGGAACGGTGTCGTTCGAGACCGAGTTGGCCGGCCGCCTGGTCAACCGTGGCGATCCCATCGCAATCGATCCGTGGTTTGTAGACAGCCGGTCCGTGGCTGGCGTCGTGTCGGCGTCTGGCAACACGCTGACACTTGACGTGGATGTCACGGTGCAGGCTGGCGATCGAGCCATGCTGCGCGACCGTGAGGGACGTGAATGGGGCCCGGTGCGCGTCACGCAAGGGGCCGGGCCAAGGCTGGTCGTCCTCGATAGCGCAGATGTCGCCGCCGAGGTAACGGAGACAGGCATCTCGCTGGACAATGTCCTTGCCGAGGCAGGCCGCCAGCCAGCCGCAATCATCATCGGTCCTCTGGCTGATATGGGCGAACAGTGGCTCGTCCAAAGCTGTCAGCCCGCCGAGCGCGGCCGCACCCGCATTACGGCCAAGCTTGATAGCCCCATGGTCTATACGGCCATCGGCGCTGCGATACCGCCACAATCTGCAATCTCATGGGCGCTCAAGCCGGCAGAATCGCCGCAGATTGTTAGTCTCCGGACCAACGTTGTGCAGCACACGTCGTCCCTGCGGGCGCAGTGGTCGGCCAGCGCAGAAGCGGGGGCGGTGCGCTATGAGGTCCAGATCGCCTATGGCGCGGATCAGGCGGATTGGGAACCGGTCTACGCAGGCCCGTCCCCGGTAGGTGACGCGCCGATCCGCTATCTTGAGACGGAGGAGCCGGTCTTTGTCCGCATGCGCGCCTTTGGTGCAAGCGGGCTGTCGGGTGGCTGGTCAACGTCAGGCGGCATGATCGCGCCCAAACCCGTCATTGTGGCGACTGGCGCTGAGCCTGGCGTGATCGATTGGGATTCTCTTGACGCGGATTTCCAGCAGCGGGTCGAGCAGGTCGAGCAGTCGGTTGAGGACGCGATTGCAGAGGCGCGCGCGGCCCTGCGTGATGTGCATGACGTTGTGGCTGCGCTCTCTGGGGATGCCACGCGCGCCGAGACGGCCGGCGCGCGGATCGGGGTGCAGATCAACCAGCGCTTGACCAGCCTCA